GCGTCTTATATTTGGAATCCTGCATCAGCCAATTTAAGTCCGGGTATTGGTTATATCCAAACGTCACACCTGTCAAGTGGTTCTACGAGTTTTCGTCCGAGGTATATCACGACCTTTGAACCACATTTGCCAAAGACAGATACTGAACAGCTAACGTTTACCTTACGTCAAACATTCCAGCGAGTAACACCACCATGATTCCTGGATGGCTTTCGACTTTTGTCACACCTGAGATCCTTGGGATTACTCAGCCACCAATTACTGCGACCGTGGCTGCTGGCGATTCTGCGTTCATTTCTGAGGGATTTGAAGGTGCGCGTGAAGTCGTAGCCGTTCGTGATGGTGATGGTGTATTAGAGTTTGATAGTGGTATAAGCGCTAATGGTGATTTTGGTTTTTACATCACCATGATGAAGACTGTCGTACACGGTATCATAATCATCGACAGTATTATGTTTGAGACAGCCATTCGTCTTACTCAGGAGGCTTGTCCTCGTGTAACAGATTATATTGATGAATCCTGCCCAACGGTCACCGTATTGCAGGAAGAAACCTGATGATCCAAGACGTACAAGTAAATTTGGTTGATAGACTCGGAGGCTGGCTTGGTGTTCTAGTTCAAACATTTACGATCATAACGATCGTAGGAGGGCTCGTCGGTAAGTGGTTAAATGGTAAGCTAAACGGCTTATCGGCGCGGCTAGAAGGTGACATCAAGAATATGAAGGAAGACTACAAAGACCATGAGCGGGAATCGGGGGAGCGTGCACAATTATTAAAGCAGCTTAGTGAGAGGCAACAGCAAGCTGAGTTTAACATCCATCTGAACGACCGTAACGTTGCACGCTTGGAAGGAATGATGGAGAAGTTGCTGGAAGAACAGGACCGTGAACGTCGCGCTCGTCATATTGATGAGAAGCGCATTGGTGAACAGCTTGCAAGAATCGAAGCAAACCTGAATATTAGTCAGGCTTTAGAGCGTGGTTTCGAGCACCTTGCAGATGTGTTGAGTCCTCAGAAATGAAAGTAACTTGTACAGCTACGGCTCTTAAGATTCGCTCGCTTCCTACGTTGTCACCAGATTCTGACACAGGAAAGCGAATGTTTGGTACGCAAGTGGCACTTGTGTATGGTGAGTCGCTTGATCAAGAATGGCTCTATGTCGATGCACCCGCTGGTCGTGGGTGGTGCAGCAAACAGTATTTGACACCAATAACTGTTGACACAAAGAATCCTGCTGATGAGCTAGTATTGCTTAGTCCTGGTTGGCCAAAAGTACCAACTGGTTACAATGAGATCGTTGAGATTTTTGGTAAGCCCGGTAAGGCAGTATGTAGCGCTGGCAGAGTCCGGTTGCCTGCGCCACTAAAGTTGTCTTGGGCTGATCAAAGCGTTCGCGTGCTGGCTTGTCACAAGCTGCTCGAAGATGTTTTCACAAACGTTTTTGATCAGTTGTATCACAAGAATCTGTGGGGTTATCTCAAGACAACGGGTGGCATTTATGAACCGCGTACTGTTACGTCATCACAAAAGACGAGCACACACGCATGGGGTATCGCGATTGATTTGAACCCGCATGAGAATCCACTTGGCGCAAAGCCGGTAATGAATGAGCGTGTGATTCTGGTGTTTGAGGATCATGGATTCGTCTGGGGAGGCAATTGGTCCCGACCTGATGGAATGCACTTCCAGTACGCAAAGGGATACTGATGGAAACGCACAACACCAGAATCACACGCGAACAGACTATTGAAGCGCCGCAAACAAAGATGGCGCTCGATAAGCAGTTTGTGAAACGTTTTGCTCTTGGTGATACTGCACCATCTGTAAAGAATCTTGAGAAGTTTATCGCAGCAAATGATGCTCCGACAAACATACTCAACTTCAAGGATGGGCAGGATGGTCAGACGATAACGATTCTTGGTGATGGTCAGACGACTGTTGTTTATGGAGCAAACACGATTATCACCAACACTGGTGTCGATAAGCTACTTGCTGCAAACAAGGTATATCGGTTTACGAGGTTCAACTCTGTCTGGGTAGAGGATGCATAACTATGGCATTTACTGATCCTTGGAATGTTACTGATCCGCCTGGCACTGAACAGGCACGCAATATCGACAACCACATTCGTAAGCTTCGTCTACAACTCGAAGAACGTTTTGAAGCTACATGGGTAAAGGATTTTTCGGCTGATCCACTTGAGCTTCGCGACGAAGTAAGTGGCTTCAAAGAAGGCAAGATGCTCTTGATTCCAATGGCGGACATCAAGACACATACAGGTGAGGGAGCAAACGAGTCTACTGGTGGTGAGTATGTCGAAACGTCAACAGACTTTTTCATTCCGATTCGCTTGCCACCTGGCGTAACGATCAAGTATGTTGAGTTACTTGCGCATCGACTCAGCAATACGTTCCAGTGGGAATTGCGTTCGCGTCCTTTTGGTCCGGGATCGAGTACTATAATTGAAACAGTGACACATTCAGCACCTAACACTGGTATTGGTATCTCGATCACACCTGAGCTTAACGTTGTAGTTGATAGCGATACGCTGTATTGGATCAATGGTAATCGTGTTCCCACAAACGAAGGCCGACGCTTGTATGGAGCGCGTGTGACGTATAATACTCCTAACCATTGGAGCACTATATAATGGCATTTCCTCGCGGGCCATTTCCGTGGCAAGATGAGATCCCACAGGCACGCCCGCCTGAGATGCAGAAGTTTGTCGAATCACGGGTGAATGGAGGCATGATCACAATGCTTGATCCTGCTGACATTCCACCTGCTGCGTTACAGCTTGCAAAGAATTGCACTGTACGTTTCGACAAGACTTCGCGCAGGCCTGGCAGTAGGCTGCTTGAGCCAACTAAGCCGAATGACGAGCCTGTTTTGAAGTTTGCGGCAGTGAAGATGAATGATGGTACACCGCATACGATTCGGATGACACCCACAACAATTCACAGAATCAGTGGTGGTGTCTGGACAGCATTAACTGACGCTAACGTTGGCGGCGAAGAACTCGCTGGCACGATTACTGATCGGTTTAACACGGCTATCATTCTCGACAATTTCGTATTTTCGAATAACGGCGCTAACCACATTCAAAAGATTAATTTCACCACAAATGAATTCGCAAGACTCGGGAACGCGCCGAAGTATCGTTATATTTGCGGCTTTTTCAATCGCGTTGTTGGTGCCGCTGTCCGTGATGATAATGAGGTACAAATCGGCTGGTCGGGAGATGCCAACATCGACGAATGGGACCCATTGGTGGATGAAAGCGCAGGCTTCGGACCTCTCGTCGAATCGCCCTCTGATCTAAGCGATTTCATTACGGGACTGTTTGCGTGGACTAACGTGATGCTTGTGCTTCGTGAGAAGTCCATTTGGGTCGCCACGAAGCAACCTATTCCACAGATACCGTTTGATTTCAAAACTGCTATTCCTTCTATTGGATGTGATTGCCCATCTTCAGCAGCACTTATTGGCCTTGATGGACTGGCTTGGTTTGATTATCGAACTGGTACTGTCTATGCCTATTCTGTTGGTGGTTCGCTGGAACGAATCGGAGAAAAAGTAGAACGTGATATTGTTAGGAACGTGGATGATGTTGAGAAGGTATTCTCGGCATACAATCCTATTCATAACGAGTACACGATCTATATTCCACAGGCAGGCTCTAAGTGGGTAGCTGCGTGGACTTACAATCTACGCGGTAAGACATGGGTATACAACGAGTATTACGATCAGACCACAGCTGATGATATTGAAATTGGTAGTGGTGGTCTAACGATTGATCAACTAGGACCGGTTCCGATTAACACACTTGAAGGTACGATTGATGATCTGTCACCCACAGCATCAACGTTGCCTACTCGTGTGTACGGCCGTGGTGATGGTAGTGGTGCGACTGAGGATGTGAACGTCGATACCGATGCACCACATGATGATTATCCTACAGGTATCATTTATCAGACTGAGATCGTATCTAAGGTCTTTACGATTCCTGAAGATGATATCTATATTGCTGAAATTCGTATCGAGTACGATGCAACGATTGGTGGTCCGTTCGAGATTCAGTACTCAAGAACAGGTGGTGCTGGTCTCGATGCATGGCGGACAGCTAAAATAGTTGATCCTCAAGTCTTGGAGGTTCCACGAATTATCAAGTATCGTCGCTTGATTAAGTCACGACGTTTCGCCTGGCGTTTAATCAGTGAACGTGGTTTGTTTGGAATTTTGTCATATGAGGTTCACGTTTACAAAGCCGGTAAGTCTAATCGATAGGAGAAGCTATGCAGCACACAACAGAAGCTCCGATTATTACAATGGTATGCGCGGAGCCGGGTGGTGATGTGAAACGGTCTATTTATCCTATGCCGTTCACGCCCGAGAACATGAAGACGTTCTTTGAAAAGGCTAGTCAGTTTCGTACACTGTTTACTGATGACATTAATGGTGACTTTAAAAAGTTTGCCGAATCGTTCATCAGTATGCGTGGTGATGAAATCTACGCCAACGGATTGTGTTGGGTGATAGATGATTTCGTTGGAGTCTACTATATGACAGATATAGGATTCTCTGACGCGACGGTTCATTATTCATTCTTTGATCGTCGTCATCTTGGTAGAGAAGAACTCACACGGGCTTTGCTTCGTTACGTATTTGAGAAGTACGGATTTCGTAGGTTATCGACAGAAGTACCGATGTATGTATCAAAGCCTGTGTTTAGTTTCGTAATGAATCTTGGCTTTCAAAAAGAAGGACGAAAGCGTAAGTCGAAGCTATACAAAGGTGAATGGTTTGACTCGATGCTGTTTGGACTTCTAAGAGAACAGGCGGAAGAATGGGACTCGACACAAAGTACAAAGAAGTAGGTGGTGGTCCTGCGACAGGCCTTGCTACTGATTTCGTCAACATGTTGCGGCAAGGCTTGTTCGGCTCTTTCGGCGGTCCTACGGCTGGTGCGAGAATGGCTAGTGCAAATCCATATGCACAGTCTATGGGAGTCGCAGGAGTACTAAATGATATTTTAGCTGGTGGTGCCGGACAGCTTGGCGGCAGTCTCGGTGAAATGATGTCTCGTCAGACAGAACGTGACATTGCTGGTTTACGTTCACGTTTTGGTATGACTGGTGGTATGGGATTCGGAACACCTGCTGCGTTTGCTGAATCCATGTATCGAGCAGAAGCGGCTCCGCGTGCGGCATTGGCTGTTGGTGGATTGCAAATGCAAGCACTACAGCAACTGCTTCCAGTACTCGCGAGTATTTCAGGACGCGGAATTAGTCAGCGTGAAGTAGTTGCACAACCTGGCACTGGTGCGAGTATTATGGCAACTGTTGCACCTATTGTTGGAACCGTTCTTGGTGCCGCAACAGGCGGGCCTCCGGGAGCAGCGGCAGGTGCTACGTTGGGTTCGAAGCTTGGTGGAGCAGTTAAGGGTCCGTCTGGTAAGGTTGGTGTAAGTGATTTCACACGCATGCCAATGCCGGAACCGATGGTTGCTCCATTGGCACCTGGATTGGTACCAAGCAATTTCCAGTGGGACCCATCAGTGTTCCAGTTGCCGTCGTGGTCTCCAACATGGAGTCTGAACTAATATGGTAACTTTCATTCCAGGTCCGGAAGCGCTACTTGCGCCAGCAGCTCGTGAAATTACACAAGGGGTAATGCACTTTCTAAACCCCAATCGTGAGTTTCAGCGCAACATGCAGATTCAGCTTGCAACGAATCCTGAACTGTTGCAGAACCTTGCTGATATCGAACACCGATCACCGGGCACTATGGACATGCTCGGATTTGGTGGATTGTCTCAGATCATTCGGCAAATACCTGAGTCTGTTGAAAGTGAGGTGCGTAGAACAACTCGTGGTGATGTTGTTCGTGGCGCACAATTTGATATCAAGAATGCGGCAGCGCGCAGTGAATCACTGAACAAGGCACTTGAGGGCTTTGCGGATGAAATCGCAAAGAATTCCAATATGTCGCGTGATCAGGCGTTGCAGTATTTGCTTGGTCAGACTGGTGCACAACGTAGAATACAAGAAGCACAAGCTACTACAGCAGAAGCTTCTGCATCTGTAGCAGGTGATGTAGCTGCGGCAACAGGAGCACAAGCGAGACAACAGGCGCAAGAGATCAATCAAACAATTATAGACCTTCCAGAGATTGGTCGCACTGATCTTTATGAGCTTGCTCGTGGAATGCGTGCAGGTACGCTTGATCAAGCTGGTTGGAATCTCGTTTCGTCTGTGTATCGCACAACAGGTCCGCGTCAAGCGTTTGAAGCAATTCTTGGAAAGCTTCAACGTGATGCAGAACTTGCTGCGCAGAAGGAGCTATACAATACACGAGAGGGAGCGTCAGCGCAGGATCGACTCGACTCATTGTACTGGCAGCGTGCAGCCATGCACCACATGGAGACTAACGCTGGTAGTATTTCGGCATGGCATCGTTACTTGCGTGATCCTGAAGCAAGAACACGTGCTGCTGAGTTAGAAGGATCTGATCCGGCAACTCTCAGTTTCGACGATCGTGAACTGCTTGAGGTGCACAATGCGCAGGTGAGTCAGCGTGAGCATGATATGCTTACCCGTAGGCGGCGGATGAACGAGGACTTCATCCTCATCACTAATCGTATTAATGAAATGGCTGAAGGCTTTAACATCAAGGACGGGAAAGATCCTCGAATTAGCCCAATGCTGACAGACCTTAATCAGATGCTTGCGGAACGCGGAGCGATAACTGGTACAATTTATCGTGCCGAGTATGGTAAAGTACCTGGTTCTGGACGTTTGTATCGTTGGGGACCGCTACCTGGCAAATTCCAAGATATTGGTTTGTATTTCACAGACGCAGAAGGAAACGTTGTCGATCCTAATGAAGTTATGACAACAACTACCGATACTGGTGGTCCTGATGCAAATGTGATTATGACGATCACAAATCTTCAAGCACTGCCTGCTGATGAACGACGTGCGCGGCTTGAGGAACTAAAAGTTTCTTTTCCGGATCATTATAACGACGTGGTTAAGCAAACTCAGAATATGGGTCTTGATTGGATTCCAGCTCAGAGTGGGAGTAAATAATGCCAATCAGAGTGCCATCGTTTGGTTCTCCACAAGAGCGTGCATCTGCGGTAACTGATCCATTTGCACATCTACGTGCGCAGCAACCTAATGCGTTGCCGCCTGATCCAAACTACGATCCTAACGATCCGTTTGCACATTTGCGCAAGCGTGTCGATGAAGATCGTAATGTAGTCAGGTATATCGGTAACATACTTGAAGGTTCAGCACGAGCATTATATGTGACCTTCACTGACCCTGATGAGAACGAATCACCTGAGACACAAGCGATGCGTTATGCAATCGCACGTGTACAGGAAGGTGGAGGTGAGATTGCGTTTAATGATTTCGTTCATGCTTTTAGTAAGACATTCAAGGATCTCGGAGCAACGTGGCGTCGTATCCAAGAAGACCCGGTTGCATTCAAGGAGCAGATTAAAGAGAATGGAATTGGTGTACTCGTCAATGAATTCGCTATGGCGTTTGTTCAACCTATTGGCGATCTCATTGAAGCTGACACTGGCGTTCAAATGGCCACAGGTGAGTACCGTGCGCTGACACCAGAAGAACAAGCTGATCGTTACAAGAACTTTATTGGCTTCATCGCTGGTCTGGGAGTTGGTAAGGCTCTCGGGACGGGCATACTTCGTTCCTCAGTTGCAGCTGAGCGAGCGGCTTTCCAAAGTGCAAGAGCAGCAACAGCAGCGCGTCGAGCATCATCCACTTTGGATGAGATGATTAACGTTACCGCAAACAGAACTACTAGTTATTTCTCGCGTGGTAATGTATCAAACGTTGTAAAGGATTTCGCACGTTCGACTGCGATTGGTTCTGCTACTGGTGCAACATGGTCAGGTATTGCATTCGCTAACGAAGATGATCAGCTCGCTCAGATACTTCTCGATGCTGTGATCTTTGCTCCGATCGGCTTCGCTTTTGATGCAGTAGGTTTGCGTCATGCTGGAAGGGCGTACAAAAATCATACACAGCTTGCGAAGTCGCTAATGCTGACCCGTCAAGTACAGGCTATTCCTGAGGGCACTGTATTTGATGTGTTTGATAAGGTTGGAGCATTGGCAAATGCTAATACGATTCATGAAGCCGTTCTTGCTCAGGATAAGCCGTTCACAATCATTCCAAATCTAACTGAGGAACAAACACTAAACATTGTTAGAACGATTAGCGAAAAAGAATTTGTTGGTTCGGACATGCCGCGAGTCGCTTATTCGATGCGGAAGGATCAAGCAACTGGTCGTAATGAGGTGCTGATCCTTAAGCGGGATGAGGCTGGTGGTACAATGCTTGGTGAGTTTACTGAAACAAATCGCCAGCTATCATTTTGGGAAGAGTTTGGTTTCTTGTCAGACCAGCTTGTGAGCTATAATGGCAAGGATTATATTCTTCGTGATGTGCTTAGGGGTGAAGGATATAATCTTAGAACTGAGTTGCAGAAGATTTGGTGGAAACAGGAGGCTAGAGAGCGAATTCCGTTTGAGGATTGGTTAGATACTGATGCAGGAGCCGCAGCGCGTAAACAAATTGAAGCCTCTCATAGAAGTCAGCGGCGTGCGAGGCTAGTTGAACCTAGAACAAATAGAACTATTGAAGTACCGCTTGATGAGGTCCGTCATCTTACGAGTGAAACTGAGGTTGGTCCTATTGCTATACCAAGCGGTTTCAACTTGCGTGGGCAGCTTGAAGACCAGTTTAGGCGGGCAGGTGCATCACTAACTGAATATGTACGAAGCAGAATTACTTACGAGTATTTGCCACAGATTAATAGCGGAGACGTTCCTCTCTTGCGTTGGGCTGATCGTGCAATTCGATCAGCAAAGCACGGTGAGCCTGCAACTCTGATTGCATTCCGTGCGAATCCTCGTCATGCAGTTACTGGTACAGGACGATTCTATTCCGGCGTGCTTGACGAAGCGATCGAGTATCTCAAGCTCAATCTTTCACGGGATGCGAAGAAACTTTCAACGAAGGGTTCAGACGCGGGAGTACTCGCACAGAAGCTTGCCCAAGAGCTTCGCATTGTTCGCTTGAACTTCAAGAAGTTATTCGTGACGTCGCTGGGACGTGCCGATATGATCAGTAGTCTTAAGAGATTGCATCCTGAATTGCCTGATGCTGATATTGAACTGATGCGTTCAGCTGTAAATAATATTCAAGGCGGTGGTAAAACTAACGAGGTTGGGTATCAGATCGCTGATAAGGTAATTGCTCGCGTCATGCACAAGCTTGGGTATGATGGTATCATGTACGGAGGTGGTAGTGAGATTGTTGATCTTCGTGGCATGGACCCCAAGACTGGTAAGTTGCCGCCAAGGATTTCACACCCGCCCAAGCAGCGAGGCATTGAGCTTGCTTTCAATGTAAACAAGACAGAGCTCTCAACGTTCTTTGATACGTTGTATCAGGGTTTTCGTGAGGCACTGTTCGATGTGTTTAATCAAAAGCGACCGGAGCTTAATAACACTCTCGGATTGCTAAATGAACCGACAAACGATTTCTCTCAAGTAGTACCGCAAGATGCGTTCAATTTCAACAAGATGCTGAACGATTATTTGCAGGAGCGTGGCTATCAGCCATCAGAAGTACCTGCAATTCGTAATGAGTTTCATCGTCGTTTCATTGATGAACTCGCACGTAACCACTTGCCTGCCGAGGAACGTGCGTTTCTTGCACGTGCTCGTCAAGCTGCTAGTGACGTTGAGCGCATCAAGCATGAGTTAGATGCGCGCACATTGATGCGTCATGCTAACTCAAATGGTATGTATTTCACACGGGAGGAAGGCGGTAAGCTAATCATTCGTGATATGGAATCCAATCGCGAGCTGTATCGTACTACGAGTTTTCAGCAAGCGATGGAATTCGTAAACATGAGTGGTCAGCATCAAGGTTTCCATGTTGATGGTGGTGGTGATGGCTTGCCACCTATTGCTGGTGATCTCATGGAGCCTATGGGCAATCCACCCAATCCGTATGAGTATGTTCCTGATCTTGGACAGGGCAAGTTTAACGCGCTCATTGACACATTCAATACAACAGCCACGTTCCTAACTCGTAATCGAGAAATCTTTATCTCGATAGATAACAAGTTCGGTACGAAGCTGTTTGCGAATGTGTTTGATAAGACACAAGAAGCAAGAAAGCGTGCTAACGCAGCTATTCATCCTTATTACGAACGCCTCAGCAAAATCGATAAGAAGCTGAGTCGCTGGTCGCAGGAACGGCGTGAGCGCATAACTGCGTACATTGAAACAATGTCGCCGGGAGAAGTCATTGAGCGCTATCTCTCACGTAAACTGAACGATACTGAGATTGCCACTGCATCCACATGGTTTGCGAACGATGTCAATATTGATCAAGTTTTTGTAGCACGACGGCAGTTCAGGAATTTTGAGCAAGCTGTTAAGAGAGATCCCAGACAAGCAGTACTTGACTATCTAGATGAAAAAAGCAAGACTGATGCACGCGCAGCAGAAGATTTGATGAACCTTGCTGGTGATGGTTGGAACAATCTTGGAATGAGTGGCCAGCAGGCTTATATTGATTCTGTCATTAGACGCAAAAGAGAAGATATCGCAGTTGAGCTTAAGTTAACTAATAAGGATGTAGATGCTTGGGCAGACGTTGATAATATCGTAAAAAGTCCGGCGCATAAACTTTCACTGGGTGGTATCGTTCGTTTGTACCGCTCAATGAAAGGTTCTGATGGTCGGCCCGAAATGTCGCGTGCTGAGTTTGCAGCCAAAAACAACATGCCGCTTGAAGATATTGAGGTTGCAAAAAATATCGAGGCAATGTATGCTGATCTCGCACGTGAGTTTGGTATTTCACCACAGGATCGACTCGGTAACTATACGACACACGCGAGACTTTACAATAATGGTAATGTCGATCGTGCGTTACGTGAACTTGGCGCACCACAAGCAGCAAAAGAGTTCTATGCAGAAATGACTCGTACAGGGGAAATCAACCCTTACGAGATGGACCCCATCCTTGCCATGCAGCAGTACGTCAAGGCTGGTTTTGATGCTAAGTATTTCAATAAGGCGTACAATGAAGCAAGAGAGTCACTGCGTAAAGAGCTACGCCAGGCTGTTATTGATAAGACCATGCCTGTCGAGGCAGTGCGTCACGCAAGGCATCTGGTAGACAATTATCTCACAGACCTTAAGGGTCACGCAGATGCTGGTCGCTTGTTCACACAGGCTTCTGTTGACAAGTTGTTTGAGAAGCTTGGATGGGATGTATCTTTCGATGTTCGTAGAGGAATCGTAAACTACATCTCGTCTACGGCAGAAGCTGCTGCTCAGGGATTCCGCATTGCGGCAGGTATACGAGACTTTGTAAGCGGTGTTATTGTCTCACACATGCGGTACGGCGCAGCACATACCATTGAGGTTCTCAAGAATGGATTGAGAGGACTTGATGGAATTACTGCACGTGATCTTGAAACGATGGGTATCATTCCTCGGTCTGGTATTGTGACATTCAGTGATCCGACTGAGTTTGCTGGTGGTGTTGTGGGAAAGACGCGCGGCTTTGCGAAAAAGCTTGACGAGTTCAATCAGCTCGCGTTCAAGTTGTCGATGCAGCAAAACGTGTATCGTTTGTTTCACGCTGGTCACTATTTGACAACGTGGAAACAAGCTAACGAAGGACTTGTTAAACTCGCAAAAGGTGACATAACTCGTGCAGAGCTCGCACAAGATTTGTTGCTGCGTAAATACGATGCACCAGTTGTCGCTGAGTTCTGGAGGCTAGTAGACGAGAATGATTTCGAAGGTGCTGCGCGTTTCCTTGGTGTTCAGTCTGGTCAGGACATGGTTGGTGTATACGGACTCGCTAATCATCCAGCGGGTTGGAACACAAACGCTGGCCGGTTGTTCGGACAGTTTGGGCAGTGGTCCGTGTGGTTCAGCCGCACGCTAGCACGCGAATTGTCGCGCGGTACGGTAGCAGATCGTGCTATCGCAGGGGCTAGGTTTAGTGCGTCGCAGGCGCTAACGTTGGCCGCAGGAAGCGCACTAGGGTTAGACCTGATACGTTGGATGCCAATAACGGGACTCTTTTTCTTTGGCGGACCTACGACTGAGATAGCAGAGTCTATTACTGATATGCTGTCAGGAAATGAGTACGTCAGGAATCAAGCTCAGCGTAACTTGCTTAGTGCGATTCGGTTGATGGTTCCTGCTGGATTCTTTATGAAGGATATATCAGAAGCGATGGAGCTTGCGGATGATGGTGATGATCGCGCATTGTTCCGTGCACTTGGTATTCCTATTGATCGTGAGCAATAATGGGCGAACACCTCATATGGGTAATCGCCCCATTATTGGCTTAGGAATCTGCGATTTCATGCAGAAGTAGGATCGCCATCGTACTTCTTCTTACGACCATTCTTGGTGGGTGCGAGATACGTCTTACCGTCATCTCCACCCACCACTTTTATCCTATTCATCGCAATCATACCAGCAATCAATTCATCAAGCTTAGCGGGTTCAGCAACGTGATAGAAATTCTGCTTGACTTCTGCTGGTGTGGTTTGACCTCGCTGCTCAACGAACTCTAAGATACGTCCCATATCAATCGTGTACGGGTTACGGCCGATAGCTTGGAACGTCCTTGGTAGCTTCTTCTCAATCTGTTGCAACAGAGTGATTGCCTCTTCAAGATCGGACTTCTCAAGAATGAGAGAGTCACTACGAGCCGCATGAACACACATCGCAACTTTAAGCATGTGCGCCGGACGACGCTCGTAATATCCGCTCAGTTTGTAATTCTCAGCCGCACCATCATCCGCTGTTGTTTGATACCAATGCTCCGCAAATTCCTTAGCTTCTGGCGTAAACGTGAACTCGCCCGAGATATTGTTTGAAATGTGGTTAATATCTGCGACGAGCTTCCTACGCATCTGTTCTGATTCTTCTGGATCTACAATTTCATCATAGAAGAATTGTCTGCGCCTTACTTTTTCTTCGTAAATAAAAATGACCCGACTTGCAAAGCCGCCGCCGATAACAGACTCAGGCATATTATCAGCAACCCACTCAGGAGTAGTAGCTCCAAGGAGGTTAACGCAAGGGCGCTCAGCAAGCTCAACACCACGGCTAAGAGTCGAAGCAGCGAGCCGACGCTTTCCATCATAAGCGTTAGTAAGAAATCCATACATTTCAACTCCGGACTTGACGATGAACTCGCCAAACTCAGGCGCTGTGATACACATGCTTGCATCGTCGGAGCGCACGATGGTTGAAAGCAATGACTCTTTTGTGATGATCTCAGGTGAACGAGTTATTTGTGGAACCTCGTCCAAGAGATCCTCAACATAGTTTGCTGTTGTTGACTTGCGTGCTCGACCTGCTCCGGCAATGAACATGATATACAGGTTTGGCGCACATTCCCAGCTACCAAGGTACTTCTTGGGAATATACACACGACGCCTCAAAGCAGCTGCGATTGTAAACAAACCAGTCCAGAAGATAAACGACTCTGGTGCCTCTGATCTAGGAAGCGTCCACCGACCAAAATCGAGCAGCCAATTCTCACACTGTCGCTTATACGTTTCAGCCATGACGCTTCTTTTTAAGTTCAATAAGTAAACGTGAGTCGGGGACACCAGTCACATCAATGATTGCTTGCCCATCTGGCAAATCAGTATCTCCACACATGGCAAACGTCAATAGCTCACGCTGCATCCCACCACTAAGTTTGTGGCCCGTCAGAATAATTCCATCAAACCTAGCAACTGCCAAACAGTCTAACTTAATACCACGTGTGCGCCAGTGAACATCACCATCTGGAGCAACCAGTAGCATCGTATGCCAAGGCATGAATGCGGCATAACCAGCATTTAGCACTTGACGATAACACCACAACGCATGCTCAAGGTTCTCCTCGTATGTATACTCAGTATCAGCGGCAACAGGATGTGCCACGTAGTAGAGCGGCTCATGCATCAGTTACCTTCCTGACTTTGAGCCTCTCACGCACATGATCAATTTCTGCGATCTCCCATCCTTTTGCTTGAGCTATTCCCCATTCCTCAAACTCTTGACGAGTTACCCAGATCTCAACTTTTCTGCGCGGTGGCTTTACACTGCCGCTTTCAGTGGCTCCATCTCGCCCCATCGTTCACCAATCTCCCCGTCTGTTGGAATCGTGAATTCTTCCCCTTTGATAACGATAGGCCGCTTCAGGAGCGCCATCATACGTTGACCAATCTCAACACCTGAAGATGCAGGTACTTCCATCATGCAGGAGTCATGTGACTGGTTGATTATCTTGTGATCCTTGTAAGGAACAACAAGTTGTCTGTAGATTTCAATCAGACCGCCACGAATACCAAGCTCAGGATGAATTGCACCATTAAAGTGATCGGCTACCGTAGACTGCGGCTCAAATGCGGTAGCTTCCTTAAACAACTCATCACCCCACTGAGAGAAAAACGTGCGACGGAATCCATAAACTGTAGTGAGAGTACGAGAATTGGCTAGCTTGTTCTCGATGTCTGCCCACCAATTTTTCAAGTTGTATCGAGCGTGCCATCTCTCTTGGAACATCTTGGACTCGCTCAACGTTACTGTCACAAAGGGCGGCTTGTCGCTGTCCTTGTTGATTACTTCCGCCGCGCGAACATACTTCATTCGGTAAGCTGATGCGTGATTGTAGCGCTTGCCGATGTATCGCGCAGACTTGACGATCTCGATCGCGCACTTTGTGCAGAAACGAGTCTCCCCATCTTCCTTCTTCTGCCACTTATGCAAACACGAATTCGTTGGATAGAACAGCGCAGCCGCTGAGTCCGTATGAATATCGCTTTCGTTCAGCGAATATTTCATTGACGGCTCGTTCGCCAAATAAGCTACGATCCATGATTCCGCCTGCGATAAGTCAGCAGCAACCAATACCTTACCAGGTGGCGCAATGTACATTGAACGAAGCGAAATCTTGATACGCTCTGGTTGCGGCTCAGTGATAGCAGTTGTCATCGGTAATCGTTTTGATCGAAAATACCAAGATCGTGCCGAACTAGCTTGATCTCATCGTCAATAGCCGCTTGAACACGTTCCACCGTTTCACGAGATTCTGGCGTAAACGTGCGCAGACCGATGACTTGTGATGCACGAAAGGTAGCCACAGCGCCATCATGAGTTCGATACGAATACACATAATCGGTGCCAGATTGCACATGATCAATCATGATTGATTTGATCGCATCTTCTAACTCAATCGGAAAATCATCTGAGGCCATGTCTTTGAAGTACACTCGAAGATAACTTGGTCCACTCATGCCACTTCCTCCTCAGCTTCATCGTTAACAATGAGATCCACGTCAGATTCCGCTACTAACAATGTAACATCGTCGTCGCTAGTTGTCAAATCTGAGGCATCAATTTCAATCGGATCACGCGGATTCGTCTGCGCATTAATGCCTGTGCCATCAACAAACTTAGAAGCAGACCAACGTCCAGTCTCCGTACCAGCTACTTTATACGTTGAACGCACACGACCATCGCTACTAATCGGTGGCCTGATGTAAGACGATAGAAGCTTACGATACCCACGAATTAACAGAATCGTTTCGCAAATCTTCAAACGCACAGTCCAACGCATAACTGCGTCTGCTTGTGTTACCTTCTCAAGCTTGCCTTTACAGAAAGCAATCAACGAAACGATAGCATCCTCATCAGTAGTCATTCTACCGTCACGATTATAACGTGCGGGAAGTCCTACCTTATCCTTATCATAGAGAATGTTCTTGAGTTTTGGTGAGTGTACGTTAGTCTCGTAACCTGTCAGACCATTAAGAATAAACTGAAGCTTTGCCCATTTCTTAAACAAAGCCTTCTCAATGTCATTCTTTCTCACCTCATCGCGATACATGCCAGCATTGGCAATATGATGCGCTACGACAAGCTGCTCCATTTCAAACTGCATACGCCTGCTTGCGATAGGATCAGACTCAATCTCCTCTATCTGTTTCAGTGCAATCTCTAACGTTACGCAAGCATCTTTCGCATTATACTCGTAAAGCTCCTCACGATTCTGTTTAGCTGACCATGCCTTTTGATCACCGGGAATGTTACCGCGACCTGTTGATTTGTAGTAAGGTTCCCGTGTATAAACAGATGTGAGATAATCAAGAGCACGCGGAAGTTCTGGAGCTTGGACGTGCTGTGCGATCATCGTGTCCCAGTAATAGGGACGCGCTAACTCAAATGCAGAATCATTAAACTGGTAGCCATTCAGGTTAATCATTTGAATCGTATCAAATGTTCCATTCTGAAACACCTTACGATTCTTTGCCATTAGGATGCGCTGAATGGCTATATGACCAGGAGCATGACTTGGAGTAATAACGACACCAACGCTAGGATCAGGACTAAAGCCGACACAAAGGATGTGCGAGCTGCTCTTGACTGTCTCAATGTCGCACGAAATGATAGGGGCTTTTTCGAGTTCATGCGTCCACTTCTCCAATTCGAGTCCACGAGGATCAAGAATGTACTCGCGTTGCGGGAGACGCTTCTCTCGGAATTGACTATCCTCTACGATACGCTTCATGTCTATATCGAATGTTGGATATAGATCACGCTTACGAAGTACCGCAGCAGGATGAACGGTCGGAATTACTTTGATCGTATCGTCGTTGATATACGATAGGATGGAACCACGCCACTTCATGATTCCATCCTTACCTGTCAGAAAACGCAACGGCCATGCGCCTAGCGGTACGATCACAACTGGCCGGTGTTCTTTGATCCAAGCGTGAAGCTGCTCAACACCTTGCTTTAATGCCACAGAACCAAGCAGATTCTCGAACTTGTTATCATATGGACGATAATGACAAAGATTCGCCAAACGCACCTGAGCACGAGACAGACCATTACGCTCTAGTACATTTGTTAGAAGATCACCAGAACGTCCGATGAAAGGCCGACGCTGTTCATGCTCATCAGCACCCGGTGCCTCTCCGACCAGTAGGATTTTCGCATCCTCCGGCCCTTCATCTGGAACGTAAACATCATAGTGACGAGCCACAGCTTACCTCAAACACGCGAATGAAGATTGTGAAGCATTGAATGAATCGTATTAAGCATCTGCCGATAATTCTCGTTACGATTTTCTACATCAGCCAGTACCCCAACATCAACGATAGGTTCCGCTTGCTCCTTGCCAGCTGTATCATTTGGAAGCTTTGCGTTACTTTCACCAAGCAATCTCATCCTAAGCGAAACTGTTGTGTCATAGATTTCATTAAGCAAATTCGTTATAAGCTTATGTTGCCCGTCAAACACCGCGCGGAAGTTTGGTTCGAAATCTACATCCTCCTCAACTCCGAGCTGCTCTGCGTAGTGCTGGTGCGGCATAGTGACGTGTGCCATAACGTGGGCGTTTCTTGTCGAATTCATCATCCCTCCTTAAAAGTTTTAAGATACTCAGCAAGACGTGTAACACCTCTTGCCCAATACGTTGTGCTAAGCTCACAACCTGTTGCTTTACGGTTCGTCCTAATAGCAGTATCCAAGAACACCGAGGAGCCTGCTGTTGGATCAAGCACCAACTCACCTGGCACAGTACATAGACGAATGATATCAGCCGCCAGATCAAAGGGCTTCTCTGTCGGATGAATCACCTGTGACTGTGGTACACGATTGTACGCGAACACATTGTTCGGACGACGTGTATGAAACAACGGATTGCCCTTGCGAAGAAGGAAGAACTTCTCGTAGCCTTCATTCAAGTCGCGCTCAGGATCGCGGTTCTGATCCGAAACCTTGTCTGGCTTGTACCAGATGCAAGCGGTGCGATTGAACGCAAGGTTAAATCCGAATCGCTGAGCCATCGCCGCCATTGATTCGTCCGCCCAAGAACGGAACCAAAAGACACAAAAGCGATCGTCTTTGAGGACTCGGAAAAGCTCTGGAAAGAGAGCCTCCATGAGACTCTGCGCGTACTCCTCCGAATCGTCGAACCCCTCGTGATTTTCTTGGCTCTTATAACTAACTTCACTTCCCCAGGGTGGGTCAAAATTAATGAGGTCAACCGAATTATCAGGGATCGACTTGATCCATTCACGAGCGTCCCCATTATGAAGGATAGCAGTTGCTCTCTTGTAACTGTTACTGTCATCTTTCTTCACTTCATCGTGGCGCTGCTTGAGCTTTTCGCTAACCTTCATCCGCTTCACAGCGGCGTTAAGTGTCGTAGCCTTGGCGACAGCTGGATCAATCTTGACTGCCTCTTCAAGACGGAGGTAGTGCGAGATACTAGCAGGCGACAATTTCAGCGTGTGTGCTGTGAGCTCCTGTGACCAATTGTCTTTGCCGAATTCAGCGATACACTCCTCATGAAACTCACGAATGAAGCGTGCTTTGTCGAGGAACGTGAATCCCTCACGCTGTTCATTCTCTGAGAACTCAAGAAGTAGCTGTGTACGGCGGGGAAGCTGCTCACGAGTAGCTGCCCAAATTGTACCTTCTTCTAACGTTGTAACCTTCTGACCTTCAGCATACAACTCACCAATCGCACGCCACCTACGCTCGCCCGCAATCAACTCGAACTGTGGCAAACCATCTTCGGTTTTAGTATCGAGCGGCTTAACGATAATCGGCTGCATCTGACCAGCAGCAGTCTGGAATGATGCTTTGAATTCTTTCCAATCTTTCTTGTGATTGGTGGTACGAATTCTATCACCCAGAACTACCTGATGATGTTTGATTATAAAGCCGAACTGGCTCACGCTTTCTTTCCTCCGTGACGATAGGGTCGTGTGAGGTTATACTCAATCTTCATCTGCACGGCCTTACGTGGATCAACACCGTGACGCTTGAACCAATGGAGAATACGAATCAGAGCATCAGCATACTCGATTGCAGCACCTTCCGGCTTGCCGGCGGAGCTAGTATAAATCAGCGCTTCACCATTACGGTATGACTCAAACGCCTCAGAGATTTCGCTATGAGCAAGCGCAGCCCACTCTGCCTCAGAACGTTCACCTTCGTTCCATCCCTTGATCTCATTGATCCGGTTGATAAGACTTGCCAGATCCTCAAGGTCGTAGTAATACACGCCGTCGTTGCTGACTTCTTCTTGGATCAACTCGAGCATAAGATCATGCTCGCGCTGCCGCTTCTCTGCTTCAGTCATTGGTTGCATCACGATCCCACTCCTGCCTTGAGCCTCTCGTAATCTTCAGGCGTCGGCTTCTCTGCATTGACATTCATCAACTTATGCCAAGGAGCATCCTGTATGGCGCGAGTGATGAGTGTCATAGCCTGCTCGTATGTGGCAGGGAAGTACGGTTCGCCAGCAGATACTATGCTACTGAGTTTGAGTAGCAACTCGTGGATTGCTTCATTATAAAGTGGCGTAGAAATTACAACTTCGTAGAGACTTGCCCACTCATGAAAGGCTTTCTCCATCTTATCAAGAATTTCTGACGATTCACGAACTCCCTTAAAATACAACCCAGGCACTTCTGTTGCTGGCACCTGCGGAAGAATGGCAACAGCGAACTCCTCAGGAAAAATAATCAGCTGCTCATCATCCACTCGAACGAGCGTGCCAGTGTAACCCGAGAAGATAACATAGTCACCGATCTTTAGATGCTTAACATCAGGACCAATATACTTCACGATACCTTGGTCACAGCGCTCACGAGCATCGTCTGGAATCCACAGATCGACGGGTGCTCCAAGCCTAGGATCAGCGTACTCAGCACCAGCGTGTGTTGGATCGAAGATGGGAGTTACAGCAACACGATTCTTAATTAGTGATATCATTTAATTCTCACTTACATCAGTCAGATCGGAAGCCACACGCTTCGTGAGTTCTTCATTGAAAACGTCACGATAGTTACGAAATTCATCTTGGATCAATGCTTCTACCTTGAACAGCTGATCTCGAACTTCGCTCACGGGCTTGCCAGTTAGTCGTGCAATTAGTAATGACTCAACTAGTACTTCCTTTGGGACTCCTGCCTTGAGACCTATTCTTACGAACTCTCTTTCTTCTGCGCTTGCGTCGTTTGGCATTCTTCGTCTCCCGTTTACGTGTTGAACGTGATCTGTAAGGCTTAGCCATCCACTCGTTATATGCATCTAAGAACTTGTTACGCCAACGCTCACACCACTCTTTTGAGACAACTCTGTTGTTGATCGCAAGCGATAACATACAAGCTCTGTAAACCTTGTCGAAAGCTGACGACTTGTGCCACGAACGGTGACATTGATCACAGAGTCTATCAATATCTTCGGGATGAAACTGTACATACCTAGGTGCATACTCATCCGGCAACAAACGAGCAAACAAAAAATCGTTCGCTTTATGATGCCTAGACATTTTACGGCGCACCTTGGCACACCTAGCACAAGCTGCCTTGATTGCCGTAGGATCACCATTGAAGTTGAGTGCTGGCTTTACACCATACTTCTTACGCCATTCCTCAACCTGTGCAAAGTATGCTCGTTTTGACATATGGGCACACAAGGACTCGAACCTTGAATCAAACGTGGGATACCGTCTGATGAAACCTTCGTGCCCGAAGTTGGTGCCGACTCACCGTTGTTCTAATGCAAGCGTGTGATTCTGGTGTTAGCCAGTCGGGGCTCTTCTCGTTGAGTACGCTAACGATGACCAAACGCGGAGCGGAGCACGAGCCGTAAGGCATTTCCTTACATGCAAAATGGCAACCCGAAAAACCACTCACGATTGACTCGCACTCCGCTCAATGTCAGATTAGGTGGCTGGCCCTAATCAGTTTGCGTTTACTGCGCGCTGATCGGGAGCCAGCTAACGAACTGCTGGTTCTCCTGACCAGTCTCATTACCATCACGGTCCTTGGCCGGCTGCACGTCGAGAATACCGATCACGCGCTGACCAACAACCGCACGGAACGCATCACCAACAGCTCCCTCCTCAGGATCGAACGACCAGTCCTGACCACGGAAGTCATTGTTGAAACGCTCCTCCTCACCCTGCGAGCCCTCACCACGAGCCTTGTAACCGAACACAGCCATCAGGAACTGCTTGGCCATGCCACGACCACCCTCGCTCTGGTAGTAAGTGCTGTACGTAATGCGCGTACCCTTCTTCTCACCGTCAGCGACGGTCAGCGGATAACGCACACCATACGAGTCCTCATTCTTGCTGTTCTTCCGAATAAACGACTTCGGCTCACCAACGATGAACTCGTAAGTGCCCTTCGGGAGAACAACCATTCCTGCCTGATCCTTTGACGGATCAAACTCATACCTTGGCATTGAATTTCCTCTGTAGCTCTCTAGCTACGGTTGGGTGTGGCTCGTTCTTCTTGATTCGCTCAAGAAATCGCTGATAATTCGGATCGGGCTCGACGGTTTGAAAAATACCACCATGACGAGACTTCCCAGCCGAAACCTCATCACCCGCAGTCCGCGCCCGATACACCACGTTGCTGCCACCTCCGACGACCTCAGCACGAAACACGTCGTCAAAGTAGGCCGGAATCTGATCAGGGAATGTCTTTCCGGTAAACCCAGCAACGGTCTTGAGGAGTGGTGCGGGCTCCCCAATCTTCGGCGGCTTACCGTACACGTTTCGTTCGTGTGCCGTCATGATCAGATTCTTCTTCATTGCCTTGAATTTCGGAAGATACGTGATCAGAAACCACTCAATCATCTGCATCTCCCGACCGTAATCCTGAATCTCTGGATACGTAAACTCATTGAGTTGTACGTTTCGTGCATTCGGATTAGTACGGATGCCTGCGTTGATTTGATATGCGCGGTTCAAGGCAGCCCGTCGCATATACGTTGCGTCGTCGATTACAATAGTATCGAATTCCTCCGGGAAGTTTTTGAGTCCGTAATCGATCACATCAGTGATCAAATCGAATGCTTCTGCTGCGACAATAACACCACTCTCGTCGATCTTCTCTGTGATGTCAACAGTGATCATCTTCTTTGCGTCAGGATATCTCAGCGTGAATGCTGGTGACTGAAGCGTCTCGATACCCTGACCAATGTTGATGAACAGAGTACGTGGTCCTGCTGTGCCACAAAAATACGTCTTACCTGTACCGGATGCGCCGTAGTACAAAAGCAGCCATGACTCACCCGGAACACGTTCTTCCAATCGCTTGAACTGAAAACGATTGCCGTCGGCAGCGATTGTTTCATCATACTTCGATGGAACGAAAACGCTACCATCCTCAGTTAGTATCGTTTCCTCAGACACGAATCACACCTCCTCTCGGAACACGCTGGATATGTGACTCAGGCTTCGGCTTCAGGACAGAGAACATGAACACACGACTCATGTCAACTGTCATAACATCTGACTCAACCTGAACTTCATTACCGTTGCTATCAAACTCAGGTACGAAACCATCGAGAGTGGTCAGCTTCTTTTCGTTCTTCGCGTGCTCAAGCTGCTTCTGAATAACATCAGCTTTCCCATTGAGCATAACCTCAACGCTTGCGCCATTCTCGAATAGGAATGTTACCTTACAGGTATTTTCTCTCGGAACCGATGCCATGATTATTTTCCTTTCTTTAAGACAAAAACTCTAGAATGCAGCTTAAACAATTGTTCAAGCTCGTGACGTAAGCGTTTAATGTTTACGGATGCTGAACTGATCTGATCCAACGGCAGATCAAATTCATCTATCCTAACATTCCTTTTTACCAGCTTGACTAATTCGTCGTCTGGTATTTCGTCTAACTTAAGCTCCACGCCTCAATCGGATACACCAATCTTAGTGTTATCCCACGGACGAACGACGAAATAAGATTCAAGCTGCGCCATCATTGCAGCTTCGGACGGCTTAGTGCATACGCTATGGTACTCGCAGAACGCACACGATGATTCATTCATCGGGTAGCGATCCTCCTCACGACACTTATCGAGCATCCACCGCCACATCTCCTCGTCCTTCGTCCACTCTTCAACTTGCCACTGAGTACGTGAGGCCAGAAGCGTAAAGATTGTTGGACCTTTTGTCGTAGTCTTTGTACTCTTTGCGTTATACAGAACCTCAATCATCTGACCCTGAATAGGCTCACCAGTCAGTTCACCTTCTGCGTAAGTGTAGCGAGTGAACTGATCATTGGGTTCGATGGTTCTGTTATAATACTTCTCGTCCTTAGAAGTTGTCTTGAAGTCACGACCCCACAGTCGCTCGTTCCATCGAACGATTTGGTCAGCACGACCGCTGGTACGATCACCATTCGGAAGTGCTACGTTAAAAACTTGCTCGACTGCGAGAACTTTGATACGTCCCTGCATCTTCTCACGCTGCCAGTGCTCGTAAGCAGTCTGAAAAGAAGCAAGGAGTCTACCAGCAGTCATAAACTCGAAACGTGAACCCACTGGCTGATCAGCACCGTACTTGCGCCAGTACGTCATGCCAGCATTTACGGCAGCAGTGAATGCTTCCATCGCACGCTCAGCGTCGAACGTAGGCGGACACGCATCACCCACACCGTAGGTCAATTCGAGAACTTCGCGGAATTTATGGTAGGCTGAACCCCATGCAAAATAGATCGCTGATTCCTTAGAAACTCTACCAAGTACGATCTGATAGAAGTACCTACGGAAACAGGTCTTGGCCGTCATCATCTGAGTTGAATCTTTGATGACAGGCTCATACCGATTGTACTTAGCCATAAACTTCTTAGGCACGTCAGTATAAATTTCCATCGTGACGTGCTCTGGTTCTACCTTCGGGACGATAATCTCTGGCGTCGGTCCCGTCGTTTTGTCGTTAAACGTGATAGTCGGATCGGCGTTAAATTTCATGACTCTCGCTCAGTCGGATGAGGCTCAACAAAGATTTCGTAGTACTTTTCGTTAAACTTCTCTGCAATCCACGCAATTAGATTATCAGTTCGCATCAAATCCAACTCACCATCTTCGATCAGGTCCGTGATCTTTTCATGAAGATCCTCCGGACCAAAAGCTTCCCGTAGCATGTCATACGGTTTGATAAAACGCATCTTTACCTCGGACGCTTAATAGACTTGCGAATACGAATAATGTCAACAGTCAGCATTCCGCAGATCACGAGCATAGTTATCAACTCTATCCACAATAGAATGTGGAAAACATTTGCGAGTAACCACTCTTTAGTTCCGGTTGCGAAGATTTGATCAATCATTTTCTCAACTGATCCGCAAGTTGCTCTGCTGCAATCTTTGCGTAATCCTTTGGCGACACGTCCACTACTTCTCTGTACGATTGGAGAAGCTGGTCAAGTATGCCGCTCAGTGAGCCACCGGGAAACATCTCGTAATACCAGTCTACGTTTTCTTTATTAAGATCGAGACTCTTGCGAACAGTGTCACGCGCCACTCTCGTCCTCCATCACAGCAGCAGTCATCTCCAACATGTTCTGTGGCGTGATCTCTAGTTCACGATAATGATCTTTGTACTTCTTATCCCACACAAGCAGCTTCACTTGACCGTGGTGCGCCATCCAAAGCGCAGCAGCTATCGCAGAAAGCGCAGGTACACCTGAAAGCAACAGCCAATCTTCTGCCGTTGATTCGTTGATGATCTGCTCTGCGATCGTGAACTTGATACGATCCAATGACTTAAAGCTGATGTAGCCTTTCGTCAAGTACACAAAGTCGCCGTACTTATGTGCACCCTCGTAAGTATGTCCCGCGTAATTCGTGATGAACACGCGAGGCTTTAGCTGCTGCTTGGAGTCCACGCGAGTTCTCCGGGGTTTTCCTTAGTGAGTGTGATACCTTCGTCCGAAACAACAATGTGATACTCATTCTGACAGGCCCATTGATACACCGCTATGAGATCAGTTGTCTCCGGTGATGCATCAGGGAAGTACATTCTCGGAGCCTTGTGTAAGATTGCAGCACCCACGACACCCATCTCATCCTCAACTTCACGGATTATCATGGTTGAGTGCGCCCGTTGCAAGGCAACAATGGGAACTACGTCACGCAATTCAGCTATTACTTTGTTCGCGGCTGTGCGAAATACATACTTAGCTGACAAGCGTGCGTAGCTATAGAATGGCTCGTTCGGTTCGCCGTCAGGAGTTAGCTGACGAATTGACGCAGCGTAGATACCCTCACGCATTGCGTATGCGTCAGCAACAGGGTTGTCCGATTCCCACTCGACATTGCTCGTGGCTTCAAGCAACTGGTCGAGAATTGGCTGGACTCTCTTAACGGCTCTGATATGCTTTGAATAACCCACTGCTTATCTTCCTAGCTTTGCCGGCCCAAGCATGTTGCGGCCTGCTAGTTTTGGTGTCTTGTCCTTGTCGTGCTTCTTCTTATGTTTCAAATTTGCTTCAAGCCGCTCAATATCCTTAATCGAATCCTCGACGTTACTGATCCTAACTTGAAGCAACCAACATTTTGATAACAATGCTATACTGTACGTTTCAGCAGTGCTGCTTCTGCGGCGTGCCCTGCGTGCTGCGTTACGTTGAAACTTCCTCAGAACCTTGATTGCCTGTCTCACTTCGTCCGTCATGTTCTACCTCCGCCAACATAACACGTTGGGCGCCAGTTGTCAAGTTTGAGTTAACGTAATCAATACCACGATATAGAATCCATCTCATCACAGCTTGATCCATCAATTCATCCGTCACATTATCAACAACGTCGGCAAAGATTCCGCCAAGTTGTTTACGACTTGCAGCTTTCTCTTTATCGCACAGATCGTATGTGTAGGGAAGGCGAAGTGTATGAGAAGCTGTCGCCAGTTCCGCCGCTCGACGCATCAGATCGATTGCTGTCTTGCGTTGATCCGTCTGGCCTGTTTTCAGATCCTCTATTACTAGCATGCTTCAATCCGGTTGCTGTGGCTTCGTCAGTCATTGCTTCGTAATGGGCAGTATAAACGAGGCTAACGGCTGCCTTAGCAACGTTCTCTAGCCAAGGCCACTGAATACTCATTGAGCCCATGTACTCAACAGCGAAACAAAGCAAATCCCAATCAGTTAGGTTAGGAAAATTCTCACGCAACAAAGACCACACAACAGACGCACGCTCCTCTGGCGACGGTTGTCGTGGATCTTTTGCAGCTATTGCTGCTCGTCGTTGAAGCTTCCGATCAATTTGATCCATTGATCTATTTCTTCCTTCTCTAACTCGATTTGGCCACGAACTTCCTCATCAAAGTAAACTACAAGAATGATCTTACCATGACGAGGAAGTTGTTCCGTGTGCCATCCTGTTTTGCTCAATTTGCCGTCCACGCTGGTTCGTAATCCTCGTCGTCGTAACCAGAGAGACGCTGACGCAGCTCGTTATACTTTGCTTTACGGTACTGCATCAATGCTACGCAAACGGCCTCTGCACCTGATCGAATCACCATTCCATTTGCAGAACGGTGGTACGCATCTGATGTTTGTAGGGACAGATCCTCAATAACATCATTGATGGATGCCCCGTGTCCCAACGAGGTTGTGATGGAACGGGCGAGACTGGCAGCCCATGCATGAACAGGGCCACCAGTCTTACCCGCATGAATCAAAACCTCAATCGGACGCCCATCATCATCGTCCAACACAGTCACATAAATCTTGCCGTTGGGTGAATCAACAGCAATCGTAACTGAGTCAAACTTAGGCGTCGCTGTCACCATCCGTTTCGTCCTCCTCATCATCATCGACACCACCTGACGCTGCCGCGTCTTCGAGCACTGCGTCCAGATCCTCGCTCGCCTCATCCGCCTCGTTTAGGGCGTCCTCCAATTCCACCTCCGTGATTTCTGTGTCGGTGGACGGCTCGTAACCGACCTGATCCAGATCGTCACTGAGCTGCTTAATGTGCTTCTTCAACGCTGCCTCGATGTCACTGTTGCTGAAATCAGCATAAGCCAGCGCATCCTCGATCACATCGACTGTGCGTACAGACATTGTTCTGCTCCTCGCGAAGGATTTTTGTTAAACTCACGTTTACTAATTAAACGTGAAAGGGGTAGAGGGAATCGAACCCTCTGTATGGTGTCGAGCCATACGCATCTCGACCTAGGTGTAGCGCCCTAATAGTCTCGATCCAGCATCCCCTTGACGCACGCTACTGCGCCAAATCAGTTGCAGGTAATCAGGAGCCCTTATTCCTGATCTTTGTAAGGCGCGGCATGGCGTTCAAGGCATCAACATAGCGTGGTATTTCTAATCCACGCGCCCCCGAAACTTGCTAACCACTTGCCTGATTACTCAAGCTGCCGTACCTGCCAAATCGTGCGGTTCCTACTATTTACGGACTTGCACCGATGGGTAGTGTCACCGCAAACCATTACCCGTTACGATCCTCAGAACACCAGCCCTCTCGACATTGCCTCACTCGCTGCGTTCTCAGCAAGCGTGCGAGCGGCCTCAAGCATGTCCTGAGGTGTGTCCGTGTCGTTCGTAGCTTCGACAGTGAACTCAACACGTACAGGCTCATACTGCTTGACCTGCCTTGTGATCGCATACGTTACGCTCTTTACACGCATCACTGCTCCTTGATTGCATCGCTTGCAGCACTGGTCGCTTCTGCGATCGCTCTGGCGAGCCGTTCTCGAATCACCTTATTATCAGTCATAACCATCACTGCTGCAACAGTGCTGATGAGTTTCAAGAACGCACGCATAACCTGCGTATACATCACTCGAACTCGTTGATGTACTGGTCCTCAGCGAGCGCATCTACGAGATCGTTGTAGTCGCTTGCTGACAACTCCTCGCCATGCAGAATTGCAATGGTCCTACGAGCACGACGCACGGCCTCCTGAACAGACTCGTTCGCCTTGAGTTCGATCTGTAACTCGATCTTCTCCGGCTCGAACCTGCGCACCTGTCGCGTCTTTGTGACAGTGACCATCTTGACTCTCATTGTTCTTCCCTTTCGGTTTGATTTGTTTCGCTGAACAGACGCAATACAGTCACGATCCGATCCGCGTACTGCATGCACACCGGCCACTCACGGTTGGCATGTCGCGCATCGTCGATTGCGTCGCGAACGAGGCCGGCCACCACCATTGTGATCGCCAGACGATCGGTACTCATTCTCCCGTTCCTTTCCGTCGCGGCCGTGACGCCGCACGAATGACTAGGTGACTGAGGCGCAATCAAATAGCCCCAAGCTTCACACAAGAATGGCCCCAAGTTTCACACAATGTCACCTACTGTGCTCAGCCACCTAGCCACCCGTTGCGAGGATTAACCGCCCAAGTGCGGCTAATATAAGGTAACACCTTCGACCGCTTTTGTCAAGCCTCGTGTCACTCACGATCGAATCGCATGAACTGCCTTCTTGATTTCTTCCTGCCCGTTACGCATACGCTCTCTTGACGCTTCTACCCAGACCACATGCATCAAGTCAATGATGTCTCTAGGCGTGGCACCCGTCATACGGAACGTGTCGTACAAGAATTCACTTATCTTGTCCTTGTCGTAGTCACTAATCATATCCTCCACCATCTTTTCTTCCGTCGTCGTCGTGCAAGCATTCGCTCATATGGACGAAGCATCGCGTCGATATCACGTTGACGTTTCCATGTGTCAAGCCAGTAGCGGATGAACGCAATCATGACTCGACCAATGTGAAAAGTGAGACGCCACCATGACGCTCGATCTTGTACGGCACACCAGCAGCGTTCAACTCAGTCGCTACTTCTTCCTGCCGATACGTGCGGATATACAGCCTCTTATGCTCACGCAAATGAGCGACAACGTCTTCGATAAACTTCATCACGCCTCCTTATAGTCGAGAACCTTGTCGCACGTCATGCACGTATCAACTACCTGAAACAAGCGCATTGGGTACTTATCGCTATCCAAACAAAGGTAACGATCACCAGACTTGGTCACCCTCATTCCAGCTGTGATATTGCGAGCACGCCGGACAGCACCTTCACACTTACACTTCTTTTGATCCTGCTGCGGCCACCAATTATGGCCTCTTGCTGTGATAAATATGGGTTCCTTTACGGCATGGACCAGCACGTCTGAAAACCCATCTGCCAGTACGTTGGCAATGTCCGACGCTTCACGAATGGTCATTTCTCACAGCTCCTCAGTGATGGTTTCCCACTGCTGCTCCTCAACAGTGGCAGGGATTTCGATACCGTTCCTGCGTGCTGCATACCGCTTGATTGCCGCAATGGCACGATTGCCATAACGCTTGTAGAACTTATCAAACGCCACACCAACTGTGCTGTAACCTTCAATGGATGTGCCACTAGTTACATGATCGATCAAGCATCCAGTAGCTGGAACGTACCTTTCCTCTGGTGGAGTGATCGGCTTGCCGATGGTCCAGTCGCTGTTGATTTCCTGCTGTTTCGCTCTCAGGATTGTTCGCTCAGGCTCGTAGCCACCTCCAATCTTGAATGATGTTGCCTGAATCACACGATCCCGTTCCTCATCTGTTAGTGAGTCGAGATATTCCCGAATCACTTGAGGCACACCAAGGAATCGTTTCATGTTACCTCCTCAGTTAAGTGTACTTGAAAATGGCATCGAAACACTCTCCGCAAATGCCACTGATCAAAAGCTCACGTTCGTCTGCCGACAAGTACGGCATCACGTCTTGAATCTTCGCTCCAGCCTGCCACCGTGCGTAATCGAAACGGTTAACATACATCACATAATCATGCTGGCACTCACTACAACGTGTAATTATGCGTACACGGTGTATCACACAACAGGGTTCTTGTGGGCCTCGTATACGACCCAATCCAAACGCATAACGTTTCATGTTCTTCCGATGTTGTGGGGCAAGTATTTTGTACCTGCCCCCGTTATCGTTTTTACTTCTTCCACATTTGGTTCTTGAGCTTCTCGATAAGCTCCATGACGATCGACTCGTCCCTTCCCTCTTGCACACCTTCAACTACCTCATTAATCACCTTCATCTTCTTAGTCAGCAATTCCATGATCCACTCCTCAATGGAATCACCGTCCATGTCAGTGATCATATAGTAGCTGTTGATTGTGTGCAGATTCGACAACCTACCGTATGCTCGACCTTCTGCTTGTTCGTGACCTGCTGGTGTCCAGAACAGATCGTTGAAAATCACATGCCCTGCTGCTGTGGCGTTGTGACCTTCCTTCATCGTTTTCTCAGTAGCTACCAAGAATCGGATGTTAGGATCAGTCTGGAACCGCTGTACCATTTGGTCGCGTTCATACTGCTCAGCGGTAACGAATCCGCTTGGCTTGCGATCAACGAACGACAACACACCTTGGTCTCTCAGACGTTGTGCGATTGCATAAGCTACCGCCTTAAACTGAGTGAAGATGATTACCTTTCTTGCCTCAGTTTCGTCTGTCTGATCATACAACTCTGTTGCCAATTCAGCGGTGCGATCTACCTTGTCAATAGCACACACCTGCTTGAGTCGCATGATCTGTGTTAGAATCGAAGTGATCTGCTGCGATCCTTGCGCTTCACCTGACGCGCTGTATTCTGCGACTGATTCATACATGCCATGCTCAACCTTCTTATACAGCTTCCGAGCACGTTCCGACAGTGTATAGTATTCCTGAATACGTCTGATCGGTGGCAACTCTTTCACAACGTCCTTCTTCAAACGACGAATCATGATCGTTCTCAGAAGCTGTCGCAATTCTTCTACGTTGCGTGCTGATTTACCACCAACCGTGTACTGCGTCAAGAATGCTTCCTCAGAAGGAAACGTTTCTGGCGCAATCACTGTAAGCATTGGCCACAATTCAGCCGGACGATTCAGAACTGGCGTACCAGTCAGAAAGATAACATCATCCGACTTCAATGCGCGACATGCTTTGCTTCGATTCGAGTCACTGTTCTTGATATAGTGACCTTCATCGAATACGATAAGATCAAACTTCGCCATCGAAAGCAACTCTGCCCACGGATAACGCACCACACGTTCCACACGCTTCCAGCCAGTCTGCTCGTCTACAGTTTCCTTGTCGTATTCCAGCTTGCGTCCAAGAATGTCGTAGTTAATGACAGTGTGGGCTGCCGGTTCTGTTAGCAGCTTGACCATATCATATTTGGTCGGCTCTGCGCCGTATAGTACGGTTGCAGGCTCTCCCGTGAGTCTACGAATCTCACGACACCAGTTATTCTTGAGCGACGCTGGCACGACATACAGCACACGCTTCTTTTCTTGAAGTAGCGCGTATCCGATCGCTTGCCATGTTTTACCAAGTCCCATTTCGTCAGCAATCAGAGCCCGTCCGCCTGTTACATCACGAACGAATTTGATGCCAACTCGCTGGAACTTGTACATTGCCTCACCGAGTCGCACTTCTTCTCCATTTATGAGAATCTTTCGATCCAGTGCGGCGGCAATGTCTGGCGCATCCTCCTGAGTCGCAATCCTGTCAGCTTGAGCACGCATGATAATTTGCTGCTCAATCAGCTGTTGCGCCTCATCAGTTACGACCACACCATCAATGCCCTTGAATACTTCTACGAGTCGCCAACCTTCTGTCAGCGGTACAATGAAGCACTTACGACGTTCATCCCATTTATGCCCCGGAATCTGGTGCATGATATGGGCGCTCGTTCGTGGACCCTGAATGACTTTGAATCCACGATTCTTCGCAACACCGTTCTCGTGGCGTACATCCATTTCCACAAGCCACGGTGGAGCGTTGAGAAGCCAGTCAATCTCCTTCTCGGTGTTGCCGTTGTACTTTACCGTAACGTTCGGCAGTTTCGTCACACGTTCCAGAAAATCAGCCCACTCCTTAATCGGGATCATGTTGCGATCCTGACGATAGTAGCGGCCGTTTGTATTGCGTAGCTCAGTCAGCACATCATCACGGTACGTATTCTTGATAATCAACGTACCGCCTGACGCACCTTCCACTTCGATAACGACAGGCTTCTGAGCTTCTTCCCGTCGCTTACGCTCGGCTTCCTCCTGCTCGCGTTGACGCTGCATCTCCATGCGCTTGCGCTGTATCTCTGCAAGCTGCTCTCGCAACGCCTGCTCTTGCGCGATCAGGTCTTCTGGTGTACTCATTGAACGATAGTGTTCCAAAAGCCTAGAGGAACGATAGCTACACACTCTTTCTTGCTTTGCTTCTCGATCTGATCCTGCTCGTAAAGATACACGAGACGGGATAGCTTGATTCGTGCCTCTTGCTCCATGTCCCAACGGGTACGGCTATTGTCGTCAGTAACGGAAACTGAAATGCCAGTGTCCTTATCAGTCAACGTTACTGTACGCACCATTGACACAGAGCGTGTGATTCTGGTGTTCGGTAGCAATTCGGCAAGAAACTCCGCCTCGTCACCAAACTTAGTCTTGAACCATTCCTTCCGTTCCGCACGACGCTTGAGAACATGCGCGTAAGGCTCGACCGCCCAAACGTCGCGCATTGGCCGCGTTGCTATGATTTGGAACGCGCGACCTAGAATCGAGTTAATCTCAGGTTGTGCATCAGGCCACAAAAGATACACCTGCACGACTGGCCCACGACGCATGGCCATGATTCCATCTAACTTTCGCACCAAATGTAGCTGATAGTGAGATGGATCAACGCCATACTGTTTTGCTACACGAACGGAATACTCTTGAACTACCTTCTCAACCGCCGACAGTGTGCCAAGACGTTCGGTAGCTTTCTCAGGTTCTTCCCGCTGTGATTCGGCAGCGGTTGTCTCGTTTTGGACCATTCAACCCTCTCATGTGGAACGTGGACACTTTTGACGCGCCCTAAAGGTAACACCTTGGCGGCCGTTTGTCAAGTCTCAGAATGCAACGCGGCGTGCGGTCCTATATAATCGGATCACACGCGCGCGAAGCAAGAAACGTGCCAGCTTATAACTCGTCAGTTTCCCATTTACCGTCAGGCCGTTGCTTAATGAGAATGCAATGCCCATTTAGCCACCAAACATTCTCAACCTTATCATCAGGTTCGCCGCCTAATAACTTGATCCGTCGCTCAATAGCTTCTTTAGATGACATCGCCATTGCGTATTTCCTCACGTTTAGCTGATGAACGTCATTTCTGTCCAGTTTTCAGTCGCTCAATGGCTTGTGATCTCTCCCCTCGCTTCCGTCGCGTGATTCCTTTTGTGAACGCTAACAACGTGTAGCCTATCGCAAGTGCGACTATTATTGTATCTTCCACGGCTTACCGCCGGTTCGCGTCAAGTTGCCGATTCGCGACAAGTTGCATGATCATGCTTGGGCGGTTGGGATGTCGCCACCGTGCTTGCGCCATTCATCCAGCGCCAGCACAAGCTCCACCAGCTGATTCCAGTCCGGAGAGGCCGGAGGCAGGTCCTGAGCCAAGCCCCACAAAATGCGCCGCACGATTTCCACCTGATTCAGGATGTTGTTGTTCTTCATTTTGCCGTCCTTTTTGAGGGTGCGTGTCACTCTCGCTCGCGTGCGGCCGCTTCCTCGATGCTCAGTACTTCCCCGACTCCCAGACCGCCCGGAACAGCCACAATCTCCACTTCCAGATTCGTCACTAGTCCCCACTGCTCCCCAAAGGGGCCGTTCTCGGTGCCATAGACATAGCAATCGATCCGGTCTCCAGCGCGCACGTCCAGTTCTTGGAGTGGAACCTTGGCTTCACAACCCATGTCCATATCCTCATCAGGGTCGTCACTGTACGCGCCGATAACGTATGCCTCGACTTCCATGTCCTTGAGGCGTCCGACTTCCTTCTCGCGCAACGCTCGCCTGATCTCGTTCACCAATGATCGGTTCATCGTGCACTCTCCTCGCGCAGCCAGCGCGCCTCATTCACCCACTCATCGACTGTCATGCCGGTCAGGCGGTTGGTGTAGACTGCCGTCGTGCGCCAGCGCACAGTGTCTCCGCCGCTGAAGTAGAAGTAGCCATTGCCACGGACCAACTCGACGCCCTCGAAGCCAGCGGCTTTTAGAGCATCGTTCACTCGGCGGATCGTCGTTCGTGCCATGTTCCCAAACTTCATCCGTCCCGATCATCCGGGACCGCAATGTACACTGCCGCAATGCCGCCGAGCTCGTTTTCCATCAATTGTAGGTTCAACGTCGTTGCAGCCATTGCGTGCCCCATATGAGAAACTACATACGGGATGCCTGTTTCGGCGGCGCGTTGCTTGGCGTAGTCATGCGGATCGAGCGGCTTGCGCTCTGCATCATTTTGCATTTGCGTATCCTCGCAAAGGTTAGTGGGGACTCGTAGCTTCCATTTCCATCCACTTCAATTGACGTGGGCCGGTACCCTCTACCTAGGGTTGCCCCGATTTAATGCTCGTCAGTAAATCGTTGTTCTTAGAGCGTCGTTCTCTTTTTTTTTTTTTTTTTTTTTTTTTTTTTTTTTTTTTTTTTAACTACAAGAATAACGATTTACTACCTTGACGCTAAACCGGCGACACCAAGCCCGGTTGCGCCAATTCAATTGACGTGGATGGAAATGGAAAAATGTCACGCTTTCCACTTCTCATAAACCTATGTTTTCAAAAATCTTGTTTTTTCCTACAAATTTCGCTTTTCGGATTCGAACCGATACAGTCCAAAAATCACAAGCGAAACAATCGCGGCACGGGTATGTGATTGTCACAATGTGATTGACTACGTTACGACTATCAGCTTACTTCGCGCCCTCAAGAAGTGCGAGAAGCTGTTCCTTGGTGAATTCCTGACCGCTCTTGACAAGCTCGGCGATTGCGTCAAACTTCTCCGCCTTCTTCGCCTTGCTCGGCTCACGAGAAGCGCTTGCCTCAGGCGAGTAGTTGCGAACAAGGTCGATGACCTTGGTCGTTAGCTCATCCATATTCGCATCAGGCGGCGCATTTCGCAGAGCGGCGCGACCGACGTTCTTGGCGCTTGTCTCGATTGACGAGTTGAAATACGCGAGGAAGTTTTCCTCACCACCACAAAACTGAACCGCTTCCTCAAGCGATTCGGCCTGAGGCACTTCAACTTCAACCTTGATCTCGCCAAGTGTCTTGTGATTCGTAGTGACTGGCTTATCTGCCTTCACGAAGCGCATGGCAAACCTACCTTATGTGAATTGTTCGGATATTGTGCCGTTTAGCACATTGCCGCGATTCACATTGCCACGAATCACATAACCCGTACCCGAATTGTTAAACAGCATTCACTACGTTACAACGTTTGCCCTACACTGTCCAATCTACAACACTAGCCAACTTCTGTCAAGTAGCTAGCCAATTGCCGCCGTAGGTTCGACCCTATTAAACTGGCACTACGCCAGCGGCGGCAACACTTCTTAGTGCACGTTTCGTGCCGTCCGGCGGTCCCAATACCGCACAACATACCGTTGCGACACCTTGCACTGTCTGAAACTGACGAACGTTCCTGCGACAGTAGTCGCGCGCACAAAGCATGCCGCTTGTTTCTCGGACCGGAACACTTTCGCCGTAGGTTCGGCCGTTTTCGGCATGCGCACGTGTACTATCATTTGCACCGTCCACGTTGTGAGACTCGTTGCGTTCGCTATGACATGTAGCAAGTGTCGTGCCACAAGCGGCGCCATTGTGACACCTAGCTTTTTTCGTGGCACGATTGTTGTGCATGTTGCATGCTTGCCGCATATGTTGTGGCACGTCTGCATCAGACAATATGGCAGACTCTGCCAGTTTGGCACTGCCAAAATGACACCAGAATCACACGCTCGTTGAGAATGAGAATCATTCTCATCTAGGCAGTTAGTTGAGGATGAGACTCGTTCTCAACTGGCTATTGATAGTAAGAATCATTATCAACAAGCGAATGAGATTGAGAATCATTCTCATCCCCCCGTGGGGGAAAAATTGTAACAGGCCGCGCCCCTAACAGCTTCCCATAATTCGCACAACAAATTTTGACCCCTTCTCAGAGTCAAACAACTTGTCGCAGCAGATGCAACTCCTCACAGCAGATTGCAGCTTGTCACAGTAAAATGAAAAACCGACGTGCAAAAGCATAAGCCACGTGGAAACCATAAGGACCCAAACACCACGAGACGCAAACATTCTCCCGCACTTGAACGTGGAAACGGATTATGTTATGTTGCACACAAGCGCGTAAACTATGTCCTTGCGACATAAGGACTCAAAATGGCATGCGTCACTAAAGAGCTGGTAGACGAAGATGAAGTCATAATGATCGACATTCCTCAGGACAAGAGCGGCTTTGTGTCAGTTCAGTATGGTACTGGCGGACAAGGCACACTCGTTCTTGAAGGGACAGTCGATTACGAAACATGGGTCGCCATTGAGATGCAGGATGAGCATGGCGGGACAGTAGCATCTCTTACCGCAGCAGGCATCGCCCATCAGAGAACATTCGCACTAGAAGCAGTACGTGTGCGTAAGAGCGTAGGAGGTGGTGGACCAGTCTTGGCCTCGCTTTCGTGGGCGAAGGCATGACTGAGTTGCTGTTGCTCGTTATAATAATCGTCCTACTACTGCTAATGGTAGGAGGACTCATTACACGACGCAACGCAATTCTACTCATTATTATTGCGCTCATCGTTTGGGTCACTGGAGGAAGTGCTCCGAAATGAATAAGAAGCGGCCTGATAAGAAACCACCGACTCCAAGAGTGAGCACAAAGCCTCCGCCGAAGGGCGCTTTCATGAAACAGATTTCGCACAACATGAAGCGGATTACACAAAAGAGAGGTTGGAAATGACAGACGCACCTAGCGAGAAGCAGGAGCTTCCCGCAAAGCAGCAGGTTGCTGCGCAGAGTGAGGGTCAGGCGGCAGCGAAGACTGCTGAGAAGCTTGAGGAGCCTCAGAAGGATGCGGGCGCTCCCACACGTGCATCGAGCGCGGCTCGTGCTGCAAACAAGAAGGAGCAGAAGGTTGAGCCTTCCGATAAGCCGATCAAGTAACTCGCGTTGATTGATTGAATAAAACAACTGCCCATCGTTCGGAGGCGGTGGGTAGGAAGAATGAGAGGTACATCATGCTGGAGATGGAACAGGAGACAAAGAAGCAAGCACGACTTACTAGATGGAAGCCAAAGAAGTGGCAGCCTGAGTATGATCGCATGGTGTTCATGTCTGTTGCGGGGTTCAGCAACAAGCAGATTGGTGAGCGCCTTGGTTATACAAAGGAACACGTTTCAAACGTTCTGAATCTTGCACAAGCTGAGCAGCTTCGTGAGGAGATTCAGAAGCGCATGCGTGAAGAAGCGTACCAGGATTTGCCGAAACGGCTTAACGAGATTGCAGCTAAGACCGTAGAGCGGATGCACATGCTCGTACATAATGACGACATCTTTGAGCGTTCACCATTCCAAGTGATTGATCGTGGAATGGACATTCTCAAGGGTCTTGGTCATTTGAAGCATGGTAACGCAGACCATGAAGCTGGTGGAACAGTTGTCAATCACGGCACAATAGTCGTTAGTGATAAATTGATGGAACGGTTTGTGGCTGGCTTGGAGAAGTCAGAAGAAGCTCGTCAACTGAATCCAGCGGAGGATTCTCGGATTGAGCGCAAAGCTTCCGGAGATTAATCCAGACGTTCAGTTAGCTCGTCTTCTCGATCAAAAGAGCTTCGACGCATATCGGAGAGAAGCTGATCGACGCCGCCGCGCTATATCCACTGAACAATGGCATATGTTAAGGGCGAAGGCGAAGCGAGATCTGTTCTTTCTCAACTATTCAGTACTGAATTACAATCGCTTGTCGCCCAATCTGCACGGTAACGTGTGTCGTCATATCGAGGAAAACGCAGATTGGCGTTTTAGAATCTATCTTCTGCCTCGAAACCACTTCAAGACACGCATTATCACGATTGGATACTCCATCCAGCACGTGTTGCCGTACACTGAAGAAGATAGACAACACGATCCAATCACGAAGCCTCTGCCATATCCGGCAAATCTAGGCACAGACTGCCGTGTTTTGATCACACACGAGTCACAGGGAGGCGCTAGTCGCTATCTTGTGTCTATAACGGCTCATTTCATGGCCAATCCGGCTATGATGATGCTGTTTCCTGAGTGTGTTCCTTCTAAAAACAAGCAAAGGATCAACAAGAACGAACTAGAACTGCCAAGAACTGGTATTTATGACGAGCCAACGTTCGATACGTTGGGTGTAGGTGCCCGCTCACAGGGACGTCACTACAATATCATCTTCTTGGACGACATTTATGGCGTCGAAGCGCGAGATTCAGACGCTGTTGACATTTCTACGAAGGATTGGTTCGACAATATTCAGGCATTTTTCACTGAATTCACGAAGGATAAGTGGATTATGCCTGGCACTCGCTACAGGTTCGACGATGTTTATGGTCACGCTATGGAAGTTTACGGTGATCAGGTACTTGTTTATCGTCGATCAGTCGAGGAAATCAACCCTAAGACGGGGAAGAAAGAACCGATTTTTCCAGAAGAAGTCACTTCAGAGTCGCTTAAGATCATCAAGAAGAACGCCAAGGTCTATGAATCGCAGTTCTTGAATGATCCATCGCAGTCTGGATCAGGCTTCGAAGCGGAATGGGAGCGTTTCTTCTATTGGAAGTCGATGAACCATATCGCGGTTTTTGACGGCGAAACGGAGTCGCCGCTCATTAACGTGCGTGATATGGATATTTGCATTCTTATCGACCCTGGTGAGGCGACTGGTGGTTTCGTAGTGACGGGTGCTGATTATCTCTTTAGGATTTTCACGCTTGTCGCGCTTCCGATTCAGATGAAGCCACCACAGTTGGTGGAGTTGATCTTCAAGTCAGTGATGCGCTGGCAGCCACGCACTGTCAGCATTGAGGGCGACGCTCTCCAGAACGTCTACATTCACTGGCTACAGCGTGAAATGGCTGTACGTGGCGTGCGCTTTCATATCACTGAGTTCCGTACTAAGCAGCGCGCAAAGGATATGCGTATTGACGGCCTGTCAAACTACTATGAAGCTGGTCGAATCTTCCATAATGAGAAGCAGGACGAGCTTCGTAGAGAATTCCGTCACTATGGCAAGTCAAAGAACATTCATATTCTAGACGCTCTTGCACAAGGGGTTGAAATTTGGCGACCCGGTTGGGCTCCAGGCACGCGCACAGAAATTCACGAAGCTGAGGAAGAATATCAGGAAGATCGAGATGTCGAGACGGGTTACTCAGCGATTTACATGTAGTGCTGACATTTACTAACTAAACGAGGAACGATGCGAAAGCTCTGGGTTGTAGCACTACTGATGGCGTGTGCCACGATTGGTGCGGGAATTCGTCCTGCTAAGCTATCACTCAGCATCGATGTGATGAATGCTCCGGGTGATTCAGTTGATGTTCGTCTTAGCTGGAACGCCGTGACTGATGGTATAGGTGATCCAGTTGATCACTATGAGTGGGGCTTCACAGGAAACGGTGAAGTACTCGCTACTGGCACAACGACACAGCTTGAAGTGACTCGTCGTTTTGCACGGCTGATTGGTGACACACTACGTATTCAGGGACACGTTAGGGCTGTTGACAGTAGAGGCGTTCCTGGCGCAGTTGGAACATCTGCGGTAATTCCAGTGTATCGTGAAATCCCAGCACCTGCTGCTCCAGAAGTAAGGCTTGATACGATTCCACTCGCCATTTCTGAAATGGACTCGCTCCAAGCTTTTGCTGCATCAGACTGGTACGGACCTGACGGTCGTATCCATATGAAGGTTGGTGAGAGTGTTCAGATGTGTGTAATTGCTTGGAATGATAATGTCCCTTTTCGCCCGTTTCCACAGGCTCCGGAGTGCATGAGTATCGAGCCTACGTATCACCAGTTGAAGCTTTATCGTCCACTCGGTGATGTTCAGCGCACCTTCACAGCGGAGTGACAGATGGAGACCATTATCAGCGTAGAGGTCATTTGTGCGGTATGGGGACTGATTGTTAGCGGACTGGTTTCTGCTACAAAGAAGATCGCATTTGTTGACGATCATCCAAAGGTTGTTGCGTTTGCGCTCGCTCTAATCGGTTCGGTTGTAGGCAATCTGACATTCATGGAACTCGATTGGGCTTCGATTGTCGCGTGCACGCTGACTCCGTTTGCTGTCGCTGTGACTGGTTATGAGGTCGTGAAGTCTGCCACTAAGGAGACTGCATGATCCTTCATGAGCATGAGATCAGACAGCTTGAGGGACGCTCAGCCGGTCAGATCTCAGACAGCGTTCAGAAAGCTGGTTGGCGATGGTACCACGCACACAAGGATGATGTGCTCATTTCCAAGTTTCTTGGGCTGATCACTGTTCGTGTCAAGGATCTTCGATTCTTGTTTGTACTGTTGTTTGGTGAGGAACGCTCCGTGCCGGCAAACGGCAACTGGCGTGTGATTGATTGACGCTTTTCGTTTCTGACACCGTTTAACGTAAAAACGGGAAGCAGTCGGACGGGAAGCACACATGGCTGATTTCTTGAACGGCTGAGCGCGGGACCACAAGTTCCGAATTGTTAGTGGGTTGGCCGCCCG